TGTCCGTGCATGTTCGACTTTGGATAGCTTTTCGCCGATCGGTGCAAAGTCGTCAAAGAGGCAGATGTTATAGCCTGACTTTGGAGTTACCTCGTTTACTTCCGAGATAGCCTGATCAAAAAAACTCAATTTTCCACACCTCTCATGTAAGACATCCAACTCTATATTGCAGTTTTGGTGGACAGTTCGGCAATGGCCAGTCCTCACCTAGGTCTTTGTGGTAATAATATTCTGACACATCCGCACCGTAGAGTTTGATCAAAAGCTCGTTTTCCCGCACAAAGTTTTCAAGTTCCCTTGCTGGCTTGTACAGAGTATCGTGCATATAGTCAGACCACCTTTGCATGTTTTTTGTTTTCACCTGTATTTCTGATACTGAACCATCCATGTTTTTAATGCTAAAGTGAAAACCACGATATCCATCAATAGGCTGGCTTATCCAGTCCTCCTCCTCAACAAGGTCAAAGTTATGGCGAACCCACTCCTTTATCCCCTCAACATCCTCAATATTCTTGCCGACTATCCTGATACCTGATACGTCCTTGAGTTGTGACACATCCTTGTAGAAACGCTTTCTGCCAAGTTTTTCAAGCATCTGAAAGCGTCCCTTGACTCTGCCAGATACCTGATATTGAGGAAAGGCGTTCTCAATAAATTTCAGGGTGGGGCGCATTATCTGATCATGTTGTTGCCTTAGCTGGTCTGCCTTGTGAGCCTGCTGCACCATAAAGGTCTCATCCATGTCAGGATAATCTTGCAAGACTGCATAGGCGGTGGCCATGTGTCTTGGAGATGGTGCGCCGACGACTTCGATCTGCTCGAACCCCTCCTTTTCAAGGTATCCAAGATCTCGCAGTAGTGACAGTCTATCCCTAATTCGGCGTTGCTTGAACTGCTCAGCATCACGGACTGAGAGCGGTTGCTCAATCTGCTGTGGTATTTCCAAGTGATCAGGTCTTTCTTGATCTTGGCCGCCTTTCTCTACAAACTTGCCCTTGTCATCCCGTGGATGCTCCGATTCATCCCACTCTGTCTCTGTCAGTATGTTAGGTGTTGCCATGTATAGTTCGGGAGTATCACGCATTGAATTTGGCACAAAGCCAAAGTTGCCGTAGATTGGGTCAGGTAGAGGATCAACCCCTCCGACTGTAATACCATGAGGTGGCCAGTCTTTTTTAGGTGCCATCTATTATCTGCGCTAAGTTACGATATTTTTTGATCTTGTCGATAGTTTCCTGAATTTCCCTAGTCATCGGGCAATTACAGTCCATCTCATCAGGGACGGTCTGTTGGTATTGTTTGGGTTTTAGTTTCGCCATAACATTTTCTTTACTGATGAACAGGTCAGATAAATTAATTGTTTCACCCTTAGCTGCTTTCTTGAAAGCATCATCTACTTTTTTGTTGTGTGCTGTGATCTCATCAGGCACAGTATTTTGGTATCGGTTTGTTTCGACATCATAAGGGAGGTTTTTTTTCTCACCATGCTCGAATTTTTTATGCAATTCTAGTTTCGCAGGATCCCAAAAAGAATCACCACAATGCGGGCAGTGGCTCTTGCCGATAAAATATGCCTCGGTCTCGTCAAGCCCTGCATGGGATTTCTTCTTTTTTTCGTCCAACAGATGAATGAAAGTGGCAGCCCTGATATAATCATCGATGGCGTGGTTCTTGCCATATCCGACGTGGGTTATTTTTCTTTTATCTTCTGGCATTTTTTCTCAAAGCTTAAGGCCACATCTACAGACATATCTGTCCTTGAGATGGTCATACGCTACCTCCGACTTGCAGTTTGGGCAAATTTTGTTTTCATAGATTTTGATGTCAGCATCCAGCCCCTCACACTTGCAGTTTATGACGCTACATGCGCCGTTGATCCTGTGAAGTGCACCGTTATGCTTGCATTTTTTACAGGTAATTATTTTGCGCCGTCCGACCTCGATTGCAGTCAGTTTTGGTTTTTCAGGTTGCTTATCCATTATTACCACTGTCCGCCGCTGCTAAAAAAGCGTTTAGGTCATCGATGTCAAGCTTGCCCCCTGCTATCTTTGCAAGCCTTTTCTTTGATATGCCACCCTGCCCTGCATTGGGCTCGATAAAGCCGATCTTGGATGGCTGTGGATTATACGCATTGGACTGATCAAAGGACGCATCCATTGACTGCCACGGATTTGGTGGCACATAGGACTGGTAGTATTGAGGCGCATCCATGGGTCTTGGTGCCAAGTCCATTGATGATGTGTCAAAGTTTGGCTGCTCCATGTATGGTGGCATGACTTCGGTGTTGTGGTATGTTGCCTCTAGTGACTGGGTGAACTCTTTTCGGAGACCAAGCCCAGCATCCTCAAGCAATGCACGGGTCTCAAGCGGATCCTGTATTGCTCCAGACTGGATGCCTAACTGCAAGAGCTGGATTAGTTGCTCAGGTGGCAGGTCTTTCTTTTGTACCCTGCCAAAGTGTAGCTCGATGTTTGACTCATCCCATGGGACTGCGATTAATCCTCCGCCGTACTGTGCAGAGTAGACGCCACCGTTTGCAATGTACCATGGCTGGAATAGTTGCTCGATTAACTGCATGGTAATTGCAAGTGGGAAAGATGCAAGGCCAATTTCGTCAAGTATTGCAGAGGTTTTTGCATTGGCAAACTGGTGGGATGACTCCTGTGCCTGCTTGCCCCTAAAGTCATTTAATGCCTTGAAAATTGCGCCCTGTGTCAATTCGGTAAATTGTGTCGGATTGAATGCACGCTGCATAGAGCCAAGCTCTGTGACTTCGACCTTGCTGCCTACCACAAAGTCCTCACCCTGTCTTAGATCAGCAAGTTGGGATGCAAGTGCGTCCCTTTCCGCCTGCGAGGATGTTATGGCCTGATAGACATTATGTGGGATGTACCTGCGCTCTGTTATGTGCATGGTCATCATGGTAGAGTATTTGCGGTCAAGAAGTGACGGGAGACGCTTTTCGACCTCGCCTGTCGGGGTTACTTCGGTAAAGTCACGGGTGGCACAAAGCGCAGTCAAAAAGCCAGTTCCAAAGACAGAGCCGTTTACTGGGTTCCATGTTAGGTGGATTATGTCAGACGGGTCGTGATAGCCCATGTATTCTGCGCCCCTGAACTCATATCGGTATGGGCGTCGCTGCCTGTCCCACCATACCCTGACAAAGCTGGAAATTGGCAGAATCATAATGTCCTCACGGCCTCTGATGTGCTTGATGCCGAGCCTTGGTTTGAGGACAGAGTTGCCATAGCCGAGGGTCTCTTTGACTGTAATAGTGTCAAGCCAGTCAAAGTCGATGGCCTTTGAAAATTTGGTCATCGCTATCTGTACATCAGGTATCTCAGACTTCCAGTAGTGTGCGCCACCAGTTATCTGTGATGCGAGGTGATTGATGGCAAGCTGGACGTCCTCGTCTCTTTCCATGTAGTATTTTTGGAGTGAGAATGGCACGACTGGCCTGTCAAAGGATCGTGAGGTATAGCCCTCCCTTGACTTGTCTCCACCATATAGTTCTGGCGCTGTGACTGGCTGGGAAAAGTCGCTCTGCTGGCCTGCTGGCCTTTCTGCGATATATCGTACTTGAGAGATTGATAGGGATCCGCTACGGGTAGGTGCTAATGGTTCTGGCCGCACCATACTGGCGAATTTCGACAAGCCTGTCAGGAGTCTACTTGCGAATCCCATGCGCAGAGTGGTTGAATTTAGAATTAAAGTGTCATGGAGAGATACAAGGTCTCTCGTGTTGCATCCGATAGGATAGATTGACTTAGATAATTAAAAAATGTAGTGGGCGGCTATGTTGCCGCTAGTATTGCCTCAAGCAAGTCCTGAATTATGTCAAGTTGTGCCTTGATGGCCTGTAGTAGGACTGTGTTTTGATTGCTGCATACTGACGATAAGGTTGAGTTTGCCACGGTTGTATTTGATATGGTTATGGTCTTTGTGGTTGGCGTATGTGTGGCCTGAGCGATGACTGTGGGTTGCTGGGTCTGTGGCTGTTCCATGATTGGTGGAGCCTCCTCGGCTATGCTCAGGATAAATGTCACGTCGTCGACTTTGTCTCCATTTTGTGCCACTATGTTATATTGGCCGTTTGGCATGGACTTTGTTATTTGGAATGGGATCGAGAATATGCCAGCAGATGTGGTCTGTGCAGTAAGATTTGTCACGCCATCAGGTGCAGTAATTGTCACGTCTAGTGGGTTTGACTCGATGAAGTTAGAGCCAGAGATGTAGATGAATCCCTCAGATGTCTTGACAGACTGGTCAACTATGACCCGTGGTGCTGTAGGATCAATTACGATCATCTTGCCTTTCAGGGACGGGTTGAAGTGATCAGAGAACACAAACTCGCCAATCCTATTGAATGTGAACAGGACAGAGCCAGCAGGTGGGACAGAGCCAGAACCAAAGCCATCACCCGTGACCTGATATGATATGGTTGCTGTGTTATTCACCCGTATCTGATCTCCGACGTTTATCGTGATCTCTCGATATACGGACGGAAACGTATCCTGTAGGACTTCGGCATAGGCAGAAATTGGCAGTATTATGAGCGTCAGCAGTGCGATTGATATTCCTTTCATGGATTATTTGGTTTGGAACCATATTTAAATATTTAATTAAGTAAGTCTTTGGACTCACAGCGTACTGACCGTAAAGATTGTGGCCAGCAGACGTGGATTGAGGATGTACTTGTATCTTTCCCGTGTCAGGGTCTTGCGCCTGCCAGACTTGTCGTGTATATAGCGCTCCTCTATCATCAGCTCATCATCCTCAATTACCATTCTACGGATCTCAGACGGCTCTGTCATTTCGCAATTATTCGGCGGTTAAAATTTCCAACATGGCTGTTGCACCGCTTGCCTTTGCCTTGCCAGTTGTGTTGTTAAATTTTATTCTGATTTTCACTTTGTTATGGTTCGAGTCGTACAGATCAAGTTCCCACTCGTTTGTAGATTTGATTTCGGCTTTGCCATTATTCCAAGTTCTTACAGTTATTGGGTCGCCGAATTTTTTTCTTGCTTTACAATACCAAACATCAATTATTTTTCCCATTTTTAGACCTTTATGCCTCTAATGTTTTGATTTGCGTTAATTGCAAGTTTGGCAAAATGTTGTTTCATAAATGAATCATTCGTATTCTTAGCCCGTGCTAAAAAATAGTTCTTCGCCTCCTCATACCATTCTTTCTGTTGTCTTGGTTCATTCGGTATGATTTGAAATGTTGTTTTAGGATCATAAAATTTATTCTTCCTTGCAAATATTGCCTTAATTTCAGCAGGACTTTGTTTTCTCATACGCAAGACACTCCTGTACTTTGTGTGTCAATCTGATCCCCAAAAACATCCCATCCAGCAGTCCTTTCCCTAGCAAACAATTCGATCCGTGGCACATCTCCACACAGTTGGACTATTCTTTTTCTTACTTCATCGGGTTTTTTAGAATGCTCTCTCAGTGTAGATTCTATTGTTTGTTTTATTCCGTGATTAAGTATTTTTGGACTTCCACGTTTGCCGATGAGGCATATTTCTGCATTAGCCCTAGTATACCATCCCATACCCATGAAGTTTTTGCCACTTTTATTCTTCTTAACCCAGACAAAAGCAGCCGTTTTGTAGGCAAAACCCCATGCTTTAATCACATCTAATGCACTTTGTATCTGCGGAAATGTCGCCCAAAGAAACAAAAAGCAGTCATCATCACAGATGTTTTTCACCGCTATTTCTTTGATCTCATTTATCGTCATTGTGTTGTAGTGGTCTTGTGCAAGCCCCCAAATACCTGCACTGTCGCTGTTTTTTCTTTTCCACGCACTGTAATAATCCCACGGTGGATCAGCATAAATTATCTTGTATTTTTTCTTTGGTAGATCTTCATTATTTTTTTCCATTTTTAGATCCTCCATATTTCCTTGTATTAAAAAATTAAATACTTAAACTACCTTATAAGTTTTGTTTCCACGTTAATCGCTACCTCAATCATTGATGCACATAATTTACCGTCATTGAGATATTTGCCACCAGTGCCACGATTTGGCTCGTCCTTGTAAAAGTCTGGGTGCAATATTTTTGCACATTCAAAACAGATACCCCACTTGACCCAGTTTCTGGCGTAGGGGGTGCGTGACACTTTACGGCAGCCCGTACCGTGGATATATCCCTGACATCGCACTATATTTCAGTCTTAGGCGCTAGTAGCTATTTTTTAGGTATGGCCAGTCAGACAGACGTGACATCTTGCTCAAAATTCCGAATGCCTACGCTCTCACAAATAGCAATAAAATGATTATGCTTGTCACGCTCTACAGTGAGTTTGGCAGTTACTTTGAGGTTATCGCCTACGGTCACCGACTCTTGAGATTCTGAATGCAGCTTCATCATAGTTGTTGTCACCCACTAGGCAATAAATTATACTCATCATGCTGTCACGAGGGTGGTTGAACTCTTTTCTTGGTTTTTGCCTTGGGTCGTCTTTCTCGATGTCCTGCTCTGGATCAAGATCCTTTCTTGTAGTGGCGCAAAAGTCTGCGACGAGAAAATCAGTCTCCCAGTCATTTTTGAATGGGATCATAAACTTTGGCCTTGCAAATTTCTCATTGGCCACATATCTTGGATGTGTCACGCTCCAGCCGAGAAAGTCGACAAACATCTGGATTGAGTGGGTCTTGTCTATCTGGATTCGCCCAAGCTCTGTGCCATGCTCATCAGCCTCCTCTTTGTATTGCTCCTCTGGCTTTACTTCCGAGCCTATTGTCCTACAGCCGAGAAATTTACTGCCAAGCCCTGCAAACTGCACGTCCTTAGAGTCACGTCCTCCATCCTGTATTACCTTGACCCTGTCCTGACCATATCCAAGATCTCCGACTCCGATGTCTATTGCCGCTACAGTGCCAAGCTTTGCGATGTATGCAGACTGGTCAAGGCCATGCTCCTGTGGCCTGCCCTCGATAAATGCCAGTTGATATCTTGACGACTTGCGCCAGTTGATTAGTATGGAGATGTATGTCTGTGATGCCGCAGGATTTGAGCCAAAGTCGACTCCCATCAAGACCCGAATCTCATTTCCGTATGTAGCCTTAAGTTCTGCTATCTCTTGCGGTTTTAACAAGGTAAGATAATGGTATGGCTCCATGCAGGCATAGACCATTTCTGGGGTGATAGGCCTGCGGTCGGCCTTGTAAAAGTCACCGACTGTATGGGATAGATAGATTGAGAGTGGATAGTTTTTTCGCTGATATTCTACTGAGTTGGATGGCCTTGTCTTGTACTTGGTTATGGCGTCCTCAATCGTAAGTGGTATCCGTGCAAATATCTCTTGTGGCATTGCATAGCCATGATATTCCGTATTGTTGGGTGCCTGTGCGACCCATCTGCCTGCCATGATATTCTCTGGATGCTCGTTGATCAGGTTTCCCTCGGCGTCAAAGCGCAGTTTGTTACGCCAGTTTTTATCCTTGAATACCCAGACTCTTTGGTCTGACTTTAGCCACAGTTTGTGCCACTCAGAGCCTGCCTCGCCACCTATTCCAAGCAGGTAGAGCCGTCCCTTGGTTTGTGTCAAGGTATATTGTGCCTTGGCAAGAAATTGCAACTCCTGATACTGTGCCTCGTCAACAATCAATATGGTATTTGTGAGCCCCTCGACCTTGTTATACTCACCCTCATCTGTCCGCATGTAGATTATTGAGCCATTTAGTAGCAAGAGCCTGCCGATATTGGCACGCATCGCCTGCGGTAGAAAAACCGATAATAATGGATTTTTCAGGAATGTGTCACGGCGCAGCCTCTGCTCTGAGAAAGCGCTGACCCTGTCCTCCCTGTCGGCCACATAAGTAAGTTCGATGTTGTCACGAGTGGTACTCCAGCATCCCAAGACATCCGTCGCAAAAGTGGACTTGAATGTCTGCCTTGCATTTTTTATTACAATATTGAAGTGGGGATCTTCATACACATCCACCCAGAATGGCTCCCAGTCGAATGTGCGCTGTATTCCCCCTACATTAGGGCGTGCCTTGATAATCCAGTCTAGTATATTTTTTGGCAGTTGTGGCAGTTCTGTGACGACCTGACCAAGTTTTATCCCAGTCAGGTCAAAGCTTTTCTCTGCTCGCCTTACCCGTGAGATTTTATGTGCCAAGCCTAATTTTTGCCTGCGCTAATACTTCTGGCGGTATCTTGTCAAGCACATCCTCGATCCTTTCCAGCCTCTTGTCGATGTCCGAAGTCTCTGCTAGCCCACGTATCGTATTTGAGATCTTGGCCATGCACTTGGCCATCTCCATATATTTGTCAATATAGCCAGATACGTCCTCCTTTTTCTTGCTTGCCTCCTCTATGTAGCCTTGAATCTTTTTGAGGAGTGTATCCAGATAGACGAAATGACGTCTCATTGTCTTGCCATAAGGAGCCATTGCGTGCCAGTTAGCAGGCATTTTTAATCCGTTTTTTATTTGTAATCACGAATAAAAATGTCAATCTTAGGATGAAAAAAGAAAAAAGGATTGGAAAATACCCTCTTGATTTGACTTGGCGTACCATTTAAGACTTAATATCTGTGCTTGTTTTCCATGGCTTTCCTAGATAGTTTGCTTCGGACTGGATGTCTTGCCAAGAGTCTGCCACAACAGGGACACCTTGTTTGCTCTTTTTCCCAGAGTCGGCTGCATTCCCTGCATATCTTCTGGCCTGTGAATATTACACTCTCATGGTTGCCTCTTGATGGAGGTTGGTTCTTACATTTTAACTGGCAGGCGTTGTGCATGGTATCGTACATGGCAAGGGGATGGAAAAGTACCCAACTGCAATGAAAGATACTCGGCACCTTGCCACATACCGAGAGAATAGCCAGTTATTTACCTTTATTCTTGCTGTTTGCGATTTTTAGTTATTGAGACAATTTTTTTCATCTAGGTTTCATCTCATCACTAAACCATTCTCGGATTATATCTCGAAATTGGACGTCATCTTCGTCATAAAGATCTTCAAGTCTCTTTCTGAATGTTTTTTTGTTAGTCATTTTTTTCAATCACCTCCATTATAATCTTTAATTAGTTGCCTTATCTGATCCTTGAGATTTGAAAAGGAAATGGCCGCTCCTAAGTCATCTGTCGCAAATTCTGCTCTTTCCAAAAGTTCAGCCGATGCTATCAAGCATTCAAGCACAGATGGATTTTTCAGTTTTTTATAATGCCCAAGTCTCATACCGTATGCTCCCTGAAAATTGTTTTACTCTGCTGCAAGATGTCTGGCTCTTTTGGGATCCAGTTAGGGCAGTCGTTGCGGATAACGACTGAATATCGGTCGACATAATCCATGCCAGTAGTGACTTGGATAACTGCCAAAATTTGAAAATTCTTGGCAATTTTGACTCCAGATGTCCTGTGAACAAAAAAGCTCACAAAGTTGTACTTGCAGAATGAACAGAAAAAGACGTCAGGATTTTTGAATGGTGGTTGGCATATACCTTTTTTGGACAGCGCCCAGATGACCTTGTCGTTTGTGACACGCCAGATCCTGTTGTTGCATTCTGGGCAGTAGAGGTCATCAATCTTGTGTATAATTTTGTCAAGTTCAATATGATAAAACAACTCTGCGTCCTTTATTTCCTTGTACTTTGCTGTGATTTCATACGGAGCCATCTCAACTTTCCATGCTCCTGAGAGGTCGCTTGGAAACGTTGTGAATACAAAAGACTTCTCGGCCTCGTCGTAAAAAATCAGCTTGGTAAAGTACAGGTCGGCACCTGTGTCAAGATACTCACGCTTTTCTACGACGTTTTTGTAGGTTTTGACTTTGTCTATCTCAGACATTAGGTACCCCTCCAGATCATCATCGTGCCAGCATCATACCATTCTGAGTGCCAGCCTTTTGATACAAGAAAGTCATTGAATTTTTTCAGGACTCCAAACTCGTACAGCGAGCCTGTGGCGTAATAATCAAAGACGGGCAGTTTGTTCAGTGAGTAGTCGGATTCGCCTGATATCCAGATGCCACCTTTGTTGCCGTCAAAGTCCTCAGAATTTCGGACTTGAAAAATGTCGATATTGAGCATCTTGGCGATCATCTTTTTGAGTGCTGCCCTGCTAGTTTTAGGCATGCCTTTTACCATCCCCACCTAGCTAAAAGATTTTCTGAATCGTCTATGACATCGCTGGTTTCTTCTTCATGGCTTTCTTCTCGTATTGCAGAATAATACTTTGCGTGTACTGTTGCATTTTTTAAAGTATTCTCATTTTCTACATAGTCGCCATTTTCATTTTTGTAATCTTCGAGAAGCTTCAGAATTGTTTTTTCTGAAAATCTTTTTCTTGCGTCTTTCAGAAGCATATCATGTCCAATGCACCCATTTTCTGAAAAATCGCCAGTCACATATTGTGGGATATGAATTGCGATTGGTAGTTTTTTTTCGCATTTTTGATGCACTACGCCTATGCCCTTGCACCAATTTATCGCATCACCGATGTCGACTTTGTCATCGCAGGCTAGACAATTTGATGAAAATTTTGCTTTGATTGCTATCCATTGAATACTCAATTTACACCCTCCGCTACTGCGTATTTCTTGACAATGACAAAAATTTCTGCAAAGGCTCCAAGTGCCTTTAGTTCAGCGACTGCTATCTCGGAATAATTGCCACCAAACTCGGCAAACATATCGGAGATCCGCTTTTCGATATCAGCCCGTGACTTTGGCATCTGCGCATACATGAGTGCCAGTTTCTTAAAATCAGGTTCAGCCACTAGGTTTTCCCTGAATGCCTTGTAAACTAATTCTTGGGCGTCGACTTTAGACATAAATCATCGGTGCCTCCTTTTCTTTGTTGAAGTTCAACATAACTTCAATGAATTTTGCATGCTCATTTTTGATGGCATCGCTCTCAGGGTTCTTGAGCAATAGTTCCCGAAGATAGGCGATTTTTTCATCAACCAAGTCAATGAGAATCGCGGCCATTTTCTTTTGGTTCATTTCCAATTATACTAGGAGGCTGTTCTATTTAAACATTTAAAGTTTTAACTCGGTCTTGTTTGTGTCATAATGCTGACCTTTAGTCCAGCCTACGCCTCCATAGCGCTCGACTTCGTCATATTTTGGGCAGGGACATTTTTTGCAGGCACTGCGCCTGTTATGGCTGCGTTGCTTGTGCTGGGAGCGCATGTGGGTGCATCTGCATCGACCATACCTTGGGATCTTGATGGTCTCCACTACTGGCCTCCATGGGTGCGGTTTGCGTGGCATTTAGTTCTTGAAAGAATAACCACAGAGGATACATTTTAGCCTGCCTACATAGATATGCCGACCATGGGGTGGAGATTCGTTTGGGCACATCATTTCTTTTCAAATATTGCGTGACAATTCCAGCAACGAATAGCATCAGGTTTGCGAGTTGCACCGCATTGCTTGCAGATCTTCACTCTGTTGGATCGTCCTCCTCACACTCACACTCATCAATTTCTTTTTCGCAGTAAGGGCAAAGTTGTACTGACATCAGTCATCATGCAATGGCTTGCCGCAGTTCCAGCAGAGAATATCATCAAGTTGACAGTCAGCGCCACAGATTGGGCACTGAACTGCATTGGCTGGGTTCCGTAGATCAAAGTCTCCCTCAATATGGGCATCTAATCCTCTTTCAAAATTGTCATACAAGTTAGTCGATCCTCTTGATAATTTGCTCAAGTCCAATAGTGTCCCAAACTAAACGACTAATAATTTCTCTATATCCAATGCGATCTTGTCTGCGAAATGTTTCCAAGTCTGGATATTTCGTACCATATATTTCAAGTCCTCTGGAATTTTGAAACAATTCTCGTAAAATCTCTCTTGCGTTTTTTTCTGCTTTACTGATATTCATTTTAGATAAATCCTGTTTGTTTTTGGCTTATGAAAACATTCGTCTATATGTTGTACATTATGGCACTTTGAGCAAAACTGTAAATCTTGTTTGGATAGCTTTTCAGTTTGTAAGAAGTTGAAAATAACGCATAAAAAAGTATGTATATCATCTAATGTTTCACCGCTAAAAACCCAATGATCTTTATTTTCTATGCTTTCATAAATTTCCCAACCGAAAAGATTATGTTTTTTCACTTTG